AGAGGGTACGAGGAACAAGGTGATGTTTAACGGCGGACTATACCTAAAAAGAAAGTTCCCGGATACATGGAAAGATAAACACGAAGAGCTGAACCAGAAGCATTGCGTTCCGCCTCTTCCAGCCAATGAGATTGTCGGACTACAAAAACAGATAGATAAGAAAGAGTATCTTTACACTTGCAAAGACGAGCCGATGTCTAGTCATTGTAACAAAGCGATGTGTAAGACACGCACGTTTGGTATTGGTGATGCAGATGCCACGCCTCAAATTGGTGGGCTAACGATACTTTTGTCCGAGCCTCGATTGTACTTCATAGATGTAGACGGCAAACGTGTACAGATTACAACAGAACAACTACAGAACCAAACGCTTTGGCAACGTGCTTGCATGGAGCAAATTAATATTATGCCACCAACAGTTAAAGCACAGACATGGCAAGCCACGGTCAGTAATTTAATGTTGGGCGCTACGTACCTTGAGGTGCCCGAAGAGCTCACGATGGTGGGTCAGTTTAAGGAACACCTTAGAGCCTACTGTACGAGCCGTATAAAGGCTATGGTGCCCGAAGAACTAGAGATGGGAAAGCCTTGGACTGAGGACGGACTAACAAGGTTCACAATCTCTGGTCTTATGTTATATTTGCACAACCGACATTTCACTTTCTACAACAGGGCACAAGTTCAAGAAGCCTTGAAAAGTTTAAACAATGGTGCGGAGGCTCATGGGCATCAGAATATAAATCGCGAGGATGGAAAGAGATCCACGCTTCGAGTATGGTGGGTTCCTGCTTTCGAGGAGGAAGATGTAGACTTAAATATCACGGAGGTTTCAGATGACATCCCCTTCTAATCGACTGTTGCGTGTGTCGGAGGTAGCTAAACTGCTCGGCGTATCGACATCAGCAATATACAAATGGACTAAGGCAGGGGATTTTCCTCAACCCTTAGTGCTAGGAGATGAATCTAACAAGCGTACTGCCAGTAGGTGGGTGCTCATGGAGATAGAGGATTGGGTCAACTCTCGTCCGAGGGGAAAGATTTATGATAAAGAATAGCACCATTATCTTTGGGCCACCTGGTTGTGGCAAGACGTATACACTCATGGAGATTATCCAGGAGTATTTAGACAATGGGGGCGATCCTTCTAGGATTGCCTTTATTTCTTTTACACGCAAGGCGATTGCCGAAGCTATTGAACGTGCTTGTGCTAAGTTTTCTTTAACAGAGAAGGAGCTGCCTCACTTTAAAACCCTACATGCCACAGCCTTTTGGGGGCTTGGGTTGCAGTCAGACGATTTGATGAAAGCAAAAGACTACAAAGCGTTGGGTAAGTTGTTAGGCATAATTATTGACAGTCGGGATGGGGTGTCTCCTGACGATGGATTACCTCAAGTTCAAATTGGAGGGTCAGGAAAATTATACCTTGATATGGTGTCTCGTGCCCGGTCTCGAAGGATTTCGTTGGAGCAGGAATATAACGAAGCGGCGGATCATACAATCTGGTTTTCTAAATTGCAACAGGTTGATGCACAGCTGCAAGAATACAAGAGCAAGATGCAGAAGGTAGACTTTGCAGACTTCATAGAGAAGTATATTGATATCGCTGAACCACCTTACTTGGATCTACTGATCGTTGACGAGGCACAAGACTTAACGCCAGTGCAGTGGGAGATGGTTGATCTCATGTCTACGAGAGCAGAGAAGGTGTACCTTGCAGGGGATGACGACCAAGCGATACATCGTTGGACAGGGGTTGATGTAAACGAGTTCTTGGAATCTTCTGATATGGTAGAAATCCTTACCAAGTCGTACCGAATGCCAGTGGCAGTGTTCAATCTTTCCAAGCGTATTGTTAAACGCATACGTACTAGGAAGGTAAAGGAGTTTGCACCATCTAAAGAACAGGGGACGATTACTTGGCACAACACCCTTGGAAGTGTTCCATTAGAGCAAGGTTCGTGGACCATTATGGCTCGAACCAACAGCTACGTATCAGACTTTGCGGATGAGGTTAGAGGTTATGGGTTTTTGTACAGCATAAAAGGAAGGCCTAGTATAAAGCCAGAGGTAGCGGAGGGCATAGAGGTATGGCGTCGTTTGCAGGGTGGTGAGCGCGTCGGGGTTTATTTAATTAAAAACTTGTATAAGAATGTACCCAAGCAGGGAGACGGTGCGGTTGTGAAGCGAGGTTCGAGTACCTTGTTGGAGGCAGCACCGGAGGATGGTTCTTTAAGCTATGACGATTTGGTTCAAGACTATGGGATGAAGGCACCGATAGATCGTAGTTGTTTTTCTATAATGAACTTGGGCCGAGAAGATCAGTTATATATTCAAGTTATTGAGGAGAGTGGAGAGAAGATTACAGACACGCCTCGCATTAAGTTGTCTACGTTTCATGCGATGAAGGGTGGGGAAGATGACAACTGTTTAGTTTATACAGGTTCAACGAAGGCTTGTACTGAGAGCAAGTATCCAGACGATGAGCATCGTGCGTTTTATGTGGGCGTTACGAGGACTAAGAAGAACTTACACATTTTAGAATCAATTAAAAAATACAGGTATGAGATATGAAACGAGAAGAAATACTACAAAAAGCAGAGGGCTACATCAATGGCCCCAGAGCCAAGGACTATGGAGATGCACACGTAAATCATATGCGTGTAGCAAGGCTATGGTCGGTGATCCTTGGACAAGACGTAACAGTTGAGCAGGTGTATTTATGCCTGGTGCAATTAAAGGTATCACGTTTGATCGAGACACCAGAACACGAGGACAGTTGGGTAGACATCTGTGGCTACGCTGCACTGGGTGGAGAAAAATAATTATGGCAAGAGACCGTAAAGACAAGAGCACAATAAATTATCTTGAGCGCATGGATATAGATAACATCGACAAGGATTGGAACATCCCAACGGAGTATCCAGACCTTACAGGTTATAAACAAATAGCAGTAGACCTTGAGACGTGTGACCCTAACATAAAGAAGTTTGGTCCAGGGTGGGCAAGGAACGATGGGTTTATCGTTGGCATCGCTGTTGCAGCAGGGGATTACTATGGGTACTTTCCTATCCGGCACCAGAACGGGCACAACCTAGATCCAAAGGTTACGATGAAATGGTTTAAGAAGCAGATGGCAACCCCCCACATAGATAAGATCATGCACAATGCGACCTACGATGCGGGTTGGCTACGTGCGGAGGGCGTTGAGGTACAAGGTCGAATCATTGATACGATGGTGACAGGAGCCGTTGTTGACGAAAACAGATTTTCCTACAGCCTAAACAATTTAGCCCGTGATTGGATTGACATGCGGAAAGACGAGCGGCTGCTTCGAGCAACAGCAAAGGACTGGGGCATCGATCCAAAGGCAGACATGTGGATCCTACCACCTTCAACAGTGGGAGCCTATGCCGAGCAAGACGCTGTGATGACGCTTAAGTTATGGGAGCGATTGCGAATTGAACTAGACAAGCAGGAACTCTGGAACATATGGGATTTAGAAACAAGTCTGATACCTTTGATGGTGGAGATGAAACAGAAAGGGGTTCGAGTAGACATTGACCAGGCGGATATAGCAAAGAAACAATTGCAGGTTAGAACCAAGGAGCTACGTTCGTTTATCAAAGACAAGACAGGCATAGAGATAGAACCGTGGGCAGGGGCGTCAGTTAAAACGGTGTTTGATAAGTTAAACCTAAAGTATCCTAAGACCGAAGCAGGGGCACCATCCTTTACCAAGCAGTACCTGTCCTCCCATCCACACGAAGTAGCCCAGGCGATTGTTAAACTGCGTGAGGCGGACAAAGCAGACAGTACATTCATTGACAGTATCTTGCGTCATGAGCACAAAGGTAGAATACATGCGGAGTTTCACCAACTTAGATCCGATGACGGAGGCACAGTAACAGGACGGTTTTCAAGCTCCAACCCTAACTTACAGCAGCTGCCTGCAAGAGATCCTGTTATTAAGAAACTAATCCGGGGCTTGTTTATTCCTGATGAGGGGTGCAAGTGGGGATCGTTTGATTACGCAAGCCAAGAACCAAGGCTCTTGGTGCACTTTGCAGCGAGCCTACCGGACTCACGCAAGCACTCAATGGTGGATACAATTGTGGAGGAGTACAACACAGGGGATGTGGATCTACACCAGATGGTGGCAGACTTTGCAGGGATCACACGTAAGGAAGCCAAGACCGTGAACCTTGGAATTATGTACGGAATGGGCGTGGCTAAGTTAGCCAACCAGTTGGCTGTTACAAAGGAGGATGCGAAAGAACTACTTGAAACGCACCACACTAAAGCTCCCTTTGTTAAAGGCCTAGCGGAGATTGCAAGCTCACAGGCACAGAACCACGGCGTTATTCGCACACTCTTGGGACGCAAGTGCAGGTTTCATCTTTGGGAACCCAAGACCTTTGGGTACAACAAACCTATGAGTCTTGAGGATGCTAAGAAAGAATACGGTATGAACTTAAGACGCGCTTTTACTTACAAGGCTTTGAATAAACTCATACAGGGCAGTGCTGCTGACCAAACTAAGAAGGCAATGGCGGACTGCTACAAGGAAGGTCTTATCCCAATGCTCACGGTGCATGACGAACTGTGCTTTTCAGTAGAGAACCAGGAGCAAGCAACGAGGATCACGGAGGTTATGGAGACGGGCTTGGATCATATCCTCAAGGTTCCCTCTAAGGTAGACGAGGAACTAGGAGATAACTGGGGTGAGGTTGGTTAGGTGTTGGCGCGTTGACGCTCGGCAATTAATTGCGTAAGCGGATTGGTTCCAGCTAGAACTTTTGTTGTACTAACTGTGTTGTCTTTGTTCACAGTGCCAGTAGATAAAACACTTGGAGCTACGTTGTTCTGAGATACTGGTGTCTCATTAATGGGTGCTAGAAAAGGATTATTATTTTTTTGATTGTTAGGTGCGAGAAAAGGATTTCTTTCAACAGGCTCTTCTTGTGTTCGTTCTTTAGGATCTAGTTCAATGTTTCTAAGTTGGTTAGTTATATTTCTTAGCTCCAACAAAGGTAAGTTTTCAATCACTCTTCTTTGATCATACACTGCCGTTTCTTCTCTAATCTGTCTTATAAGATCTCTAGATATTGTAAACGGAAGAAACTTTCCTCTCATTGCAAAATTTATTTCTTGCTTACTTAGTCCTGATTGTTTGTTTAAAGACCTTCTGATTTCTGAATCTGTTAATCCTAAAGCTCTTGCAGCTTTTATATTAGCAAACAATAGTGATTGTTGTGTTAATAAATCTCTATTAGCTTCTTGAAAGGCTGCTATAACAGATTCATTTGTAGAGTCATTTTTTTTAACTTTTTTTTTAAACTCTTTATATAAACCAAGTTTATTTCCTCGATACTCTGCACCTTTGTAATAAAAGTTATTGTTTAAGTCTGCTTCCATCTCACGAAACCCAGTCAGCATGCTTGCTGCTTCTTCAGCAGGAGTAAATGTTTCACCATAGACACCAGGTGTTCCTTGAAATCGGAAGAGCACACGTCTGAACTCCAGTCACGGCTACATCTCGTATGCCGGTCTCTG